CCAGGGCGATGTGGAGTTGTTCGCATGCTCAATGGAGATACTCTCGCAATTAGCAACCCAGCGACCACACGCCCAGGCGGTGTTGCTCTCCAGTACGTGCTGGGTGATAGTGCCCGCACCATCCACAGAATAGTGCGCGGATTGTGCCTGCATTCTGTCCCACATGGCTGTAATGGCTGCACCGTCTAAGCCTGTGGCAGCTTCATGGTGTACCACGATATACTGCACGGAATGACCGTCTCGCCCAGCTGAATATGCTGACGTTGGAATATACGCATCCGCGGTAATTTGTCCTGAAAAATCAGCCATTAGTGCTCTCCTTCGTCTAAAGGGCTTAAGCTTGGCTTGGTGTATGTCATTGCACGTGCAGAGTCGCTAATTCCTTTTGTGGTTGGGTCAACGGTTACACCAATCGCACCCAAGACCGCTACAACCACAGTTCCAATGAGATAAGGGTTGCCAATGAACTTTACGAACACATCAGCCAAGCTGCCCCATGTAGTCAAATCAGAGTATGCCAGTCCAAGGTAAGCCAGGATTGGGCTCATGACAATTCCAGCCATTCCAAGCCACCATGCGGGATTATGAAGACGTACTTTCCAGTTAATCATGTCGATTCTCCTTAAATAGTTAGACTAGTGTGTATGCGCCTGCTCTAGGCGTTCCAGCCGTCCCGCCTGATTGCGGGTCACATCCTCAACCACAGCGAGACGCGTATCGTGTACAGAGAGTACATCGCGAATATTCGTAATAGTCTCATCGGTGCGTGCCATGTACGCCGTGAAGGCTTTTTGCGTGTCATCCAAGTCACTCTTGAGCTGCTTCACGCCTTCTTCGATACGCACGAGTCGCATGGCATCTTCCTGGCTTGCACGGTTCATAGCCTTGGCACCATTAATGAGCGTCAGCACCATGCCGAGAAACGATACTGCTGCCACGATCTGTTCAAACGTTAATGGGTTCATGCTGTCACCGCCTAGTGCCTTACCGTGTACGTGAGAGAGCCCTGTCGCCAGGCGTTGGAAGCAGTGCCGCCCATGTCCTGCAGATAGATGTTGCCATCTGGACGGGCGGAAATGGCCGTAATCACGTCAGCGTGACCAGGGCAGAAACCTGAGCTATACACAATAGATTCTGTACTGTCAGAGACTGAACCGTACTTTTCATGATCTACTAGAGGTGGTCTTGCTCCTTCAGGAATGGTGAAGGGGCATCTAACTGCGTCATAAGCGGCGTTGTTAGCAAGCCAGCCTCTTACCTTGATAGTTACAGAATCACCTGTGCGGTAAATATGCCAATAATTCTTATAACTTCCCTGATCTTGCAAAATTACCGTCTCAAAATCACCGTTATCATCTTGATAGAGCGTATTAGCAAACATAAAGAGCTGCTCTGGCTTAGATGCGACAACGCCATTTAGCTTTACACGATAGAGCGGGAAGTAGTCTTGAGCGTCGCCATTTAAGACGTTACCCGCTGGTACTAATGGGTCCTCGGCTTTACCAGATGTAGGTACACCACGTAGAACCTCAAGCTTTGCCGACTCAATTCCCTGCGCGTTACGCTCATATTTAAGGCAGATAAAGTCGTTACGATTCTGTCCTTGAGTTCCAGACGTGATTGTGACCTGCTCCGGAGCAGTCACGCTTACTTGTCTGCCATGAAGAGAGGCATCGCCGGTCGCAATAGTGACTCGATTGGCACTCTCTTGCGTAGCCGCCAGACGCTTACCAACTGCAAGCACGACGCTCTTTTCGCCAAAAATACCAGCGTGCAAACGTCCTTTATCAGCACCGGTAATGTGAGGTGCTTGACCCTGTCCATCGACGCATGTAACCGCCATATTAATTCACCTTGCTTTCAAACTCTTTGAATGAAGCATCATGTTTTGCAAGAAGCTCGAGATATGCTTTGTAGCAGCTCTCGCAATAAGTGCGATTCTCCTCTCCTCGCTGTGACTGACGCTTAATGTCATGCCATTGAGCGAGCGAGTATGTATTGCTTGGAGTAACAAACTCAGACTTACCACATCTGTCACATATATATCTGGAGCCTTGTTCTTTAGCCATTACGCCGTCCTTTCCCACTTAAAACCGTCAAGTGACGGCAGGCGTTTCCATGTACCGCCGAGGCTCGATGGATTAAATGATTTAGTTGTTTCATAGATTGAACCGATTGGATGAGCGGCCAGGAAGCCTCCGCCTTGGTTGGCTCCCCCACTAATTTGAAGGGTCACCATTGATTGAGCGATTGAAGTAATACGTCCGAATTCGTCAACCGTAAGACGCGGAATCGCAAAATTGGCATTATTCCCAGCCACAATTGATTCTGAAAGGCCGTATGAACCAGCCTCTGCACCAGAACTTTGAAGGCTTAAAGTGACGTTGGAACCCGTCTGGGAAACTGCAAGCGGACCTGTTGAGGATACATTTTTAACGCTTGAGTTTGCTGAAACTAACGCGTTATTGCCAATGTCTTTTGCCTCATGCGCTTGACCTTGAGCGGCAACTGCAGCCGACTGTGCAACTGCAATATGAGTCTCAATATCAGCAACCTTCTCATCTGACATAACCGCTGATATTCGATTGCCGACAATCCGAATGCCAGTGCCAGCTACATATGTAGTTCCAGCACCTTGAGACGCTCCAGAAGACTCAAATGAAACGCCATGTGAGCCTCGAGTCTGGTTTGGTGAAGTCACTTCATAACTTACACTCATTACCCCACTTGCGACTTTTACTATCTTCTTGCCAATAGTCGCTTGGGTTCGTCTTCCTGTGTCTTGATTTTCGGCCACAACAACATCATCAATGTATAGATTCAAACCGTCATGGACTGTAACGTCTACAGAAGACTGAGCTTGAAGCTCTTTGAGCTTCTTTGTTCCCTCTTTTTCAAGCTCAGCATCCTCGATATTGTTGTAGTCATAGAGCATTGCAACTTCATCTTGACCAAACAAACTTTGCGCCTTTGAAATGCGTCCTGTACGATCTGCATAGAGGTGAATAACCGTACGACTTGCAAGCTCACCTTTACCAGCACAGATTAAGTGATTTACAGGATGATATGACGTCTTAGATTTGTAATCCAGGGCATCAGAATCAAGTCTGTTATCCGTGAGAGACTCTAGCCAAATAAGTGTCTTACCATCAGCGCGTTGAATTCTAAGACGTGAGCCCGCAGCATTTGCAATGTGTCTTAATGCTGTGTAAGCGTCGCAAAAACGAGGTAGCTGGCACTTAATAATTGTCTCAGACTGTCCCGTTTTAGCCTCAAATACTGTTGCAAGATCTGCTGCAGTAACAATGTTCTCGATGGCCGTTTGAGCCTTATCTGAGATATTGATGTAATCAGTACTCGGGACCAAGATTTTTGAAGCGAGCATACCGTGCCAGGTACGCCCGCTCCACGTAGTCGTAGACACACCGCCGTCAAGCGAGTCTGAAGCTGTGTCGATGATGCCGCCATATTCTGTTCCATCGATAGATACTAGATATCCATCTTTGACTGGAATCGACGGGGCAAATACTTCAAAAGTATTTCCCGTATCTCCAAAAGAAAGGTCGAGCACATAGTCCTCTGTGCCGGCAATATCTTCACCGTCAGCCTTTGACACCGTTAAGATGTCCATGGAAGACCTCCTCTTGTTTCCCACCATTCAACATCGAAGCCAAATGTGCCGTCCCACGAGACGTTCTGAAAGCCTTGTTTCAGCGGTTCAAAGCAATAATTCCCACTGCCCTTTCCACTGCCTCGACTACCAACATCGAAGCGGTCAGACACGTCTCCAAGTTCAGTAACAAGCGTGATTGTCTTACGAGTGCGGGTACCATCTACAACAAGACGGCCTCCACTTGGGACCGTCAATGAGAATGAGTAAGTGTTATCACCAATCACGATTCGTGGCTGGAGGGCCGTTCCATAAATGGTGAACTTTACTGGACATTCTGATGACGAACGAATTTCAAGCTGCTTTGGCGATCTCGTAATGCCAAGGTTGTATGGGACATTGGTCGGCAAATTAAGCCAATCGCTCTGTGCGTCATCGTGAGTCACGCTGAAACTTTTAATGTGGCTTTTGTGCCATGACCCTTCTAGCAAAATAACTGTAAGAGCAACTGTAGCCTGATCATGAAAGACCGATTGAACCTCGCTTTTAGACACATATACATCTTGCGACCATTCATTGTTATAGACGAGCGCTCCTGGCTTTTGATTATTGAAGTCAAATTCAAATTCCTCAGCCATTGCTTCTGCAAGTTCAGAACCCTCAATGAAGAGATCTAACGTAACTTCTTGAGCATTAGATGAAATGCCAGAGATAGAACGTGCTCCTAGCGTGTATCCAGGCTTGTAACCTCTAAGAGATGTGCCAGTACCAATTGAGGCTTCTGGCACATCAAGCTCAAAGATATTACCGCGGGAAGAAACATACTTGAGTTTATGCATTCGTCTTCACCGCCTTTTGAACCGCTCGAGCAAAATCACGGTCTCCAATATTGTTAGAGTTCTCATCAATAACCTGTCCGAGCTCACCGTTGCGCATGAAGTCATAGATATCTGCGAGCGTGGTTGCGTTCGCGCGTTGTTGCCTTGAATCAAGCTCGAAAGCAGCACGATAAATACCGTTTGCATTAGCGTCAGCAACTGCTGAGAAGCTCAGAGGACGGGCATTACTAAAGACGTCATGTACGCTTGACAGAGCACTCATTGCCTCTGTTTCAGCAAGTGCAGAGCTTCCCTTAATTCCCCTTGCAAAGTCTCTCATGAGAGCACGACCAGAATATGTCGTGTATCCATGACCTGAGAATGGTCCTTTCTTTGCTGGCGAGAATGGGAATAGCTTGCGGACCGCGCCAAGAGCGTCGGACGCTGCTCTTGTTACTGTGTTTACTGCGTCTCTAATACCTTTAGCGAAGCCGTCTAGAAGAGCCTTACCAGAATTAACAAGCCAGTCACCAGCATTAGAAAAGAAGCTTTTAATCTTATCTGGAATGCTCTTCACAAAATCAACTGCTGCATTTAGGCCATCTGTAACTCCACGGAGAAATCCGTCGGCGGCCTCTGATGCTTTTGCCGCCATGTCGACTGCCCAAAGAGCAATGTTTACCAAAAGCGTTGCAAGGGCAGTTTGAACTTGTTCTGGAATCGTCGATACAAATAAGACGAACTGAGCAAATGCGCTTGGTAGGTCGACAGTAAAGAAGTTGACAACGTTCTGAACAAATTCAGAGCCAATCTGAACCGCCAGCTGAGCAAGTTGAGCGCCTAGTCCAAACAGAAATACAACCGCAAAAGTAAGCGCATAAAGGACCATTGTTGGGAGCTCTTGAATAAATTGTCCTATCGCTGCGGGAATCCCTTGTACAAATTGAACAAATTGAGTGAAAGCTGTTGGCAATGTTGTTGTAAAGAAACCAACTATGGAATCTACTGCACCACTAATAGCCGAGCAAATAGAGTCCCAAATACCAATTACAGCATTTCTAAAATCTTCATTAGTATTCCAGAGCCATGTAAAAACAGCCCCGAGAGCAACTACCGCAACTGCAATCCAACCGATAACAGGGATAGATCCTACGAGTGCCAAAAGGCTCGTTCCAACGCCACTAATTGCCGTTGAAATCGTTCCAAAGACACTCGCGAGCGCTCCACCCTCACCAACAAGCTCTCCAAAAACAGAAAGCGTTGATAGAACGCCCTCTCCGCCTTTGATAGCATCAAAAGCCAAAGAAGCGGCACTTTTTAGAAGTCCAAAGTCGTCAGCTATCGAGCGCACAGCTTTAATAGTCTCGTATGCAATCAAAGCGGTCGCTACAGCGACAATGACGGGCGCAACAACTGTGAGGTTGTCTCTCAAGCCTTGGACGGCGTCACGAGCAAGCTCGATGGCAGACTTAACACCATCAACGGCAGATTTAAGCAAATCTGCTGCGCTACGGGAAGCATCCTCTGAGCTATCGAGACCAGTAAACGTTGTTATGAGGTCACCAATAAGTCCGATAGTGCTATCAAATACGTCTTTTAGCGCATTTAAAGCGTCACCAAATGATGCGATTGCTCCGTTATTTTGAAGCTGATCCATAAACGAACCAACAGTGGAAATAACGGGGTCAAGATATGTGATAACTGTGTCGGCTATACCAGAAAAGCTGCTCGAGAAATCGTTGATTGCGCCTGCAATATTAGCTTGTCCAATATGATCAATAATCTTAGCAACAGCCTTATTAATGCGGTTCTGAACATTGGTCCATGCGGTACCAATTGACTCCGTTGAGATACGTGCCTGCTCAGCAAATGAAGCATAGCCAGGAAGACCTTCATTATTGAGGCTTACAATTGCATTGTTGAATTGGTCAAATGTAATTGCGCCGCTTTGCATAGCCTTATACAGGTCTGCTTGGTTTGCATTAGCGCCGAGTAAAGCTTTAGCAATCTGGTTCAGCTGTCCTGGCATAGCTTGCGCGAGAATCTTCCATGACTGCATGTCAACTCTACCAGTTGAAAGCATCTGGGAATACTGCTCAAAAGCAGAATTCATTATCTCTTGGCTCTTACCGCCAGCCAAAAGTGCGTTATTAAATGCCAGGGCAACATCTGTTGCTGTGGCAAGTGAACCAGACACAGGTGCAATCTTCTGCACTGAGCCAACAATGGCGTCAAGCGATGTTGGAAGACCGTCAATACCAGACGAAAGCCGTTCAATAGTCGCACGCGCGTCATCTGCTGAATATCCAACAGACTGCATAATCTTAGGGAAGTTTGCAATCGTATCGACGCGGTTGACAGCAGAGGCAATTGAGCCAGAAATAGCATCTAAGGCACGAGATGTAACGCTCGACACAATTCCCATAATTGCACCGGTTGCGCCGCCAAAGCCGCTTGCATAGTTTTGAGCAGCCTGTCGTCCAGCATTTGTATGGACAGACACTGCCGATTTATATCCACTTCCCAGTGCTCGCTTTACATTAGCACCAAGATTGTCGAATTTAGGAGTAAGAAGGACGGAACCTCTTACTACTGTTCCAGCCACTATTCACCTCCTAGCGTTCTCTAAAAAGAAGCTCCTCAACGCGGTCCTGTGAAACGTTAAGAAGCTTCTTCTTACTTTGTTCTTGTTTCAGTTCTGGACGCTTAACGGCGTCAGGCTTTCTGCCTTTACCTCCTGCTTGTTCATATCGAAGATACGAAAGGTTATCAACCGCCAGTGCAAGCAAATAGTCACTATTGGACCAGTCATTTCTGGGGTCAACATTGCACACTGTTCTTGAGCCATGAGGGAGGTTTATCATCAAATAAAACAGACGCTCAAACTCACAAGAGTCGATGAGCGTCTGTAGCTTTACTTGGTAATACTGCTGAAAGTCTGCTTCCAGCTTGCCCCTTTTTGTGTCATCACACAGAATTGGAGCAAGCGGAATTAGTTTTTTGCGTCAAGTTTTTCCAGAAGAGCGGACTCAATGCGCATGATCTCTTCAGCGTCGTCATATCCGAGCTTGGCGGTTACGATTTCCACAACATGATTGTCACAATCGCCGTCAAAAAGATAGTCGTAGAGAGCAAGTACAGGAGAAAGTGCTTCTGGGCTATTTTGCTCTGCATCACTAACACGAGCCATGCGACGCATAAACTCACGAGACTTAGTACGACGCATATCAACGACATACTCTTCACCCTCGAATTCAATTACGCGCTCATATGGAGCGTACTTATGCTTATCCTGTACAAAGTCAAGATAATCGTGCTCCAACTTTGCACGTGAATTTTCTTTCTCCGCTGCGAGCTCTCGAAGCTGCTCCGCTGACATGTTAGAAATATCCATATTGAGTCCTCTCAAAACTTAATTAATGTACAACGCCAGGAGTCGCGCTCGCTTTTGTGGTGTCGTAGAAGACATCACGATAAGTATCACCGTCAAAGACCTCGGCTGGCATACACTTAATGGTTGGGGTATAGCCAAGGAAGTCAGAGCTGTTCTGCTTTACGGTATCGCGCTCAAAAATACGTCCAACAGGGATAATAGAGCGCTTAACCGTTGTCTCATTAATGACCGCGTCAAAAATGTAGATACGAGGAGCAGTAAAGCGTGGGTTGTGGCGAACGGTAATAGAACCGTCTGTCTCAACCTTGACGTTATCGTCTCCATAAATGACCTTCAAAATAGTCTCAGCAGACTCAAGGAATGTCACCTTTGCAGACTCTGAGTACTTAGAGATTGAGGAACTAATGGCATTTCCTCCCCAGTCGTTCTTATCCTCTGCAGAGAGATCAACAGAAAACTCAACGCCATCCTCAGAGATATATCCAAGTGACTTAATCTTGCCAGGGTTCGCGGTCATCAGATCCTTGATGGTCTTCTTAACATCAAGAAGCGTCTTAATGTCAACGCTTGGGTCAACGACTGCGGCATATCCGCCAGGACGGCCCTTTGCTGCTCCAACGGAATTTGCATTGTAAATAGCATCAGCCATGATTACTCCTTACAGACGTGTAGTTACATACACATCTAATTGATATCGATATTTCTTTGAATCCGGGTCTGGGAAGTCGTAGATACTTTGAACTTCAACCTTGATGACCTTATCAAGCTCTTGCCAGCACTCAAGCAAAAGAAGTCTTATTGCCAAAGCAAGCTTATATGCGGAAGCATCCGTTGTACTCCAAGATTGCACTGCAAGATTAGCTATATCCCAGCCAATCGTAGAGCTTCCACCGGTTCGCGTAACGGTAATAAACTCTTTTGGTTCGCGGGCAGGAACTCGTGTTGAAGCAGGAATATTGAGCTTTTGACTCATATACTTAGTAAGGTCTGAAAGAATGTCATAGCTCATCCTCTACATCCCTTCTTAAGAATATTGAGCTTTGCGTTAGCACGTCCAGCCCATATGCCGTTTTCTGCTCCAGAGCAGTACACAAGGCCAGCTGCGGTGTACTCGCGATTAACCCATTTGGCGTCAAATCGAGCACCATGTTTGAGGTATTTTTCTGGCAGTAAAGAATTGCATTTTGCAGCACAAATCTGAGCTGCCTCACGACACATTTCAGCCACAGGAGCGGTGTGAAGTACCTCGCGGATACCAACCAAATCAGGTTTAAGCCCCGTGACGACAAAATCATTACCCATCAACAACCACCGCCTCAACTTCCCTATCCCAGTCAAGCGGCGTTAGACTGTCAAGATAAGGCTGTGGGTCACCGACAACTGCAAATCTCACTCCATCAAATTCAATAAAAGTTCCCCTTAGACTTCGCTTATAAGCCTTTGGAAAGTGGAACACCATATCTATGCGGTCACCATTTGGACGCGTTGCAGACAAATCAGATGTCGCAACCGGGGCTGGAAGAACATTGTCAACAAGCTCAAAAGATTCTATTCCAGAGGTCTCGTTGCCATGATCGTCTAAGACAGTAGTCACTCTAACCACTTCTACCTGAACACCTCTAATGCCCGCCATCATTCACCTCATGGTCTTGCTTACACATCGGCTGAATTGAGCCAATTCTGATACCACTCAAGCCGAGTCGAGTGCGCTCAGAGCGCGTTACATACAAATCAGCTGTTGGATTTGCAAAAGTCAATGTCGACTCATAAGGGCCGGCATGCTGACTGTACTGAGAAGCACCCTCAAAACCAGCAGGAACATTCACAGCACGAGCAACAATCGCGCAAGTAACGGCGCAAATATTCTCATCAAATCGAAGGTTTAAACCTTCTTTGTAAGCCGTTTGATGATATGCAATGAAATTTGAGCGCAAGAGGGCTGAGGCATCTTGCAAAAGCACCTCAACCCTCTCTGGAGCACCAGACCCATAACGTTTCTCATAGTCGGCCTTTGTGGCAAAGCTTCTTGTCTCTGCCATATAAGCCTCCTATTAAGCAGCGGTACCGTTTGCAAGGCGGACAAACTGTGCCTTATCGCGAGCGACAAAGCCGAACATAAAGGTGCACTTAAGAGCAAACATATCACGCTGATAGAGGTTCATTGCAGTGCCTCCAGCATTGATGGTTGCCTGGTCTGCCATAGAGACAGTGATGTCCTTAACGAGACCAAAGCGAGCGCCAGTCCAGTCGCCACCAACGCCAACAAGCTCTGGTGTCTTAGAGGCAACCTTTGCCTGATAAGCTGCACGAGAGAAGAGAGATGGGATAGCAAGAACAGAAGAACCGCCGTCCTTACCCTCAACTGCTGGGTTTGTGATAAAGAGCGGACGCTGCTGGCTGTCCTTAGCCTTAAGAAGCAGGGTGCGTGCCTTTGGAGAAAGTACCCAACCGTTAAGGTCACCGTTAGCGTTAGAGACCTTCTCGAGTGCGTCAACAAAGCCGTCATAAGGCTTAACAGAAAGGTCTACAGACTCAGCGTCTGCAAGGGTGTCAAAGCCAGTGCCAGGTGCAGTGCCATACATAATGGTAGAGTCAACCTTGCGACCAATGGCTCCTGGAAGACGATTCTGAAGCTCGGCAAAGATGGCCTCATAGTTATCCTTGAACTCATTGGAGAAGAGCTCAATAACGGTGAGCTTATAAGGCTTCATTTCCTTAACGCCAAGAGAGGTATTAGATACCTTAGCCTCTTCACCCTCAGCGGTAAAAGAAGCCTCTGGGTCACCCGTTACAACTGGAATAGTCATGCCGCGGCCAGGAAGCTCAATTGGAGTTGCGAGCTGCATAATTGCAGACTGGTCCTGGACGTTTGCAAAGATCTCGTCGGAAAGGTCTTTTGGAAGTGTTGCAGAAGTTGTCAAAATACCGGTTGCCATACTTAAATCCTTTCAATTAGTTGAATGTTTCGGCCATGAATTGACCAAATTTTTGTGCTGGAGTCTCTCCAGCCTGTGTAGAAATGCCTGATTCTGGAATGATTGGTGCAGAAGGATTTTTGGCGAACGCCGCTACAGCTTCTGCAAACGTCTTCATGCTCTCTTCATCTGCGCCCTGAATGAGGTCCTCTGGTACCCCTGTGTCTTTAGCGACTTGCTTGCGCATCTGCTGCAATTTAGCGTTCTCATCACGTGTCTGCAGTTCACCTTTAAGGTTGTCAACCTCAGCGAGTGCCTTTTTCAGCTCCTCGGAGCCACTCTTTTCGAGTTCGTCAAGCTTCAGAGCCTTAGCTTTCAAGTCATCATAATCAGAGAATTCAGAGCGTACTTTCTCACGCTCTCTTTCCAGCCTGTCTTTTACGATCTTGTCGAGCTGCTCTTGAGTGGTTACAGGTTCCTTCAAATCCATTTCTTTCCTTTCAACAGGTTCCGTCCGCTCGGACGTTTGCGAGTAGCATTACCCTTGCTACGAGGTAGGTACCGCTTTTCCGCAACGGTTGCGTATATGAAAAAAGCCACTTTTCAGTGGCTTAAATCAACGAAAATAGATACACTTGCTAGTTAAAGGACGAGCCAACGGCTGGACTGAGTCGGGTTTGTTGGTGAATAAAATGCACTTACTCTTGTGGGTGCATTTTTTAATATGCTCCGTCTACCGTTATCCCAAATCACATAGCTTTTTAAGTGGCTTAAATCAATGAAATTGGCACCCGACTAACGATTTGAACGTTAATTTTCGGTTTTGGAGACCGATGTACTACCCTTGTACGAGTCGGGTGTATATGGTATAGTTGAACCAACGAAAAAGACCTTGGCGCTCTGAATAGGGAACCAGGGTCTTTTTTAGTATCTGTGCAAATTGTTGTCTTTATCGACAAAGATAACCTCAGCAATATCGTGAGCCTTAATTTGTCTTTCAATTTCCTCAGATATCTTCTCGTCACTTAACCCCATATCTCTCGACCAAAAGACAACACGAGTACCGTCTAAAACCTCACCATCATTTACGTGAGCATCCTTGAATTGACCTTTTGCGTGCCTTAAGTTTGATTCAACTGAACGCACATTGCTGCTCTTCGGTATTTTCATCTCGTAAAGAATATCACCTATAAGCAAATCAATGTTTTTTTCACCTTCTGGAGCATCTTCTTTTCGAGCTGTTACCTTAAATCCATTTGATTGGAGAAGTTCTATCAACGCGATTTCTTGCTCACCATTGGAATTCTTTCTAAATTCCTCTTTCGTTTTACGCCACGTGACCTTCGGTTTATCCCCATTGTAGAGCCACTTAAAATCTCTTCTTTCACATTCATCGATAATCGCAGAGCGGTTCTTCCATACAGGCTCAAGCCCAAGCGTGTTGGCACATTCAACCCAGCGAGCGTACATCTCATCGGGATCATATCCTTCGATAGTTGTTTTCTTCGTGCCTGGAACGATTATGCAATCGCAGTGCAGATGAAACTTATGACCAGCTCCACCTGCGCTAAATTCAGACTCATAATCGAAACCACGTGTTGAAAGCATAAAGCAAAAACCACAGGTTTCCGCACCTGATGGAACTCTCGCCCACCAAATCTTTGACCTAAGCGCGCTTCTATGCATATTGATATTCGCTTCACGCTTAACATAAAAACGAGTAAGTGCGGTACAAGCGTCAATAAACTTCTGGTTGTTGCCGTCAACTAAATCTTTTGCAAGATAATGAACTTTTTTCTCAACTAAACCATGCTCAATAGTCTGCTGATAACGAAACCTTGCCTTAACACCCTCTGCTCTTACTATCTCATCAAACAGCTCTCCTGCAATCTCTCCCGCTTGAGGAGAAAAGGCGTTGAGAGCTTGTTTGATTGACTTAATAGCCATGTTGCGGAGCTCTGCCACTGAAGAGTTGGGATTAGCGGTTTTGAGCGCATCGTAATAGTCAGACATAAATTCAGCCGCATCGTCTGCGGCCGAATCAAGCTCTTTTCTATATCGAGTAAGTCTATCCTTGTTTACCCTCATCAATTACACCGTCCAGCAAGTCTTGATTATCAGCTGGGGTCTTTGTAGCTTTAGCCGCAAAGCGTGCCCTAAGAAGCTCTTGTGCTGACGCTCTTTCCCTGTCACTTTCAAGCCTTTGAACTTGGTCATCCGTAAAGCCCAGTTCCTCAAGAAGAATCTCAGAATTGACAATCCATGGAACAGCCTGAGCAATCTTGAGCATGGAATCAGCCTGGGACACAATTGACGGCATTGCAGGATTGCGCCATTTCGCCGTGATGTTAGGCTCTGTTGTAAGCACCTCAGCAAAAGATATGTTTCTCTTAACTGCCAGCGCCATAAGAGCAATATCTCTAAGAGCTTCACCGTTATCGGCATTAAGGTTTTGAGCATCAACAACCAAAGGCTCTTTTGCAGCATAGATTGCTTCAGCCGAACTTGGGTTATCAGATACAATTCCGAGCTCTGAGATTGGAACATTCGTCTCAGCAGAAAAACGAGCTGCAAGGGAGCGCATATAGTCAATATGCGGCTGCATTGAACCCTGCTGAAGCTGGCCGAATGTTGGGGTATCACCATCGGCGTCTTTTGAGACCGCAAAGATTGAACCAATATAAGCATCCCATTTCGAGAGCTTATTCAGAGCGTCTGGGTCGGCGCCAACAAGATACTTTTGAGGTGCTGTCATAAACTCAGCTGCTACTTCAGCACGTACGCTTGAGCGCATTGCATCATCGGTCAGATCCATAACAGCTCGAGTGATGCGGGACTTACCAAACGGACGGTCAAGCGTTGCCTCATAGACTAAAGGCTCCATGAGACAACGGCCCATTCCATGTGGAATGTATTCGGCAACCCAGTGAGTCGAGTCGAGTGCTCTTCGAATGCGAATAATGTCAGTATCTGTAAAGACATTAATCCACGTTGGGGCATTCCTGTGATTCGGACGATTGTCACAATCAACTACAACAATGCCAGCCTGGATACGATGTAAACGTTCATCCCAAAGAGCAGCGGCGGATACTGCAGAATATGCAGAAATGATAACTGCCGGTTCTCCCGCGTCAACGTCTCCAGCCGTAACCGTAAGAAACGCACAGGAATTTCTAAGCTGGCCTTTAACGGCCTTACGATAGCGTCGCTTGAGGGCATTTTCACGAACAATAGCCTGTAATTCCTTGGCAGTATCCTCATCTGTGCAAGTAAAACCATCGAACTGAGAACGGTCAGCAAGAGCGTCTACAGCCTTTGCTGGCCATGAAATAGCCTGCTCCAAGTTTCTTAGCCCGTCAGGCACCGAAATACCGAGCTGCTGAGGCTTTATATGCATGAGATAGTAGCCATCACGCAAACGATTACGTGCAAGGGTCTTTGAGTAAACTGCGCAGAGATTTAAAACTGTCTGCCTATCTTCTTTTCTCAGTCCAGCCGCTGTTGCAATAGCAACAGGAATAATTCCAATTGTCACCAGACTACCTGCTTTCTAGCTGGGTTTCGTTTAGTGGTTCTAACTCCATAAAGTGCAAGTGCTGCAGATTCAGCGGCGGTACACGTTGCTTTTGGAGAATCTCCAAATCCAAAGCCACCGTTATTTCCAATTGCACGCCTGGACGAGCCTGTAACAGACTCGTCCAGTGCTGGAGAGGGGACGTGACATATGCTGTGTGCTCCAACTTCATCAACAAATCTTGAAGCTGCCGCTACAGCCTGTTTTGTATCGCAAAGAACAATGCCTCGCTTCGGAAAACGTAGCTCCTGCAAGCGTTCGGCTAGCTGAGTTGCGCCAGAACGGCCATCAATAACAACGCATGCAATACGACTCTCACGTTCCTTGATCCATTGAGCGAGGTTTTGACCAGCACCATAAGCGTCTGCGATATCCACGAGCTCAATATAAGCTGTTGGGTTATCTTGCTGAGTTAGAGCTGCTGAAATTGCTACTTTCTTTCCATCGAGCGAATATTTGATTCCAAAAGCAAGAAGACCATCGTCATAAGGCTCTTCTGTTATGCACTCATTCCAGTCATTTGCATTGACGATATACTCAACTGAAGTATCGAGCGTTGACCACCAACCAAGACGCTCACGAGCAAATCCATCTTTTGTCATCTGATGCCATTCATTGAGTACTGCTCTTTCCGTAATGCGAGAGCCGAGAGCCGGATTAGTCTCATAGGCAAGGTCAAGTGCCTCTTCATCGCTGACACCCTCTCTCGGAACCGATTTTGCGGCCCATTCAAGCCACCAAGCCTCGCCAGGACTATCGGAGTGAGCTGTATCGTGCATTCGTTTGAATACCGTTCCTCTACAGGTTGGGTCTGGCGGAGTTCCAATGTAAATGACTTGAGGAGAACCATCTTTAGATGCAGAAACAGTTGGTAAAATAGCATTTAGCTGAGCGTCTGTAAGCTCCTGCGCCTCATCAATAATGATGAGCGAGCGTGTACCTCCGCGTGCCTTTGAGGTCGTGCGAGTCGAGAACTTAAGTCTTCCGATTGCGCGTTTACCGCTTTTGTAATGTCCACAATCAAAGAGCAAGTACTGCTTTCCTGGCTGCCTATACGCCTTAAGAAGAAGTTCAGCTAAATCTGGATATGTCTCATCATCTGTAAAAAGGTTCACGATCATATCAAAAAACTCATCAACGGTATCAGCATTGTGGGCTGAATAGACAACGTCCATTCCACAAATGGCCGCACACCAAATGCCGTAGAGTCGTGCGGCAAACGATTTACCATTTTGTCGTGGCTTTGCTGCACCAATAGTTTCAGCCGCTGGCATACCTTTAGCGTCTTTAGCCATATAAAGTTCAAGCTCATATTTTTGTGCATCGTCAAGCTTGAAGCCGTAATGAGAAAACATATTTATGCAAGCTTTTGCATCAGAATGATGGTATTTTTCAATGCGTTCAAAGGTCGGTTTTTGATTTCCAACACGTTTTTTACGCCTTGGCATCACGAGACCTCTTTGAGATATGTCTTTCTGGCTCGTTTAGCAGGGCTTGGCTTTTTAGCTGCAAGCAACTTCTCTTTTTCCATTGCGTCGACTTCGTCAACTACCTGGACGAATGTCTTTACAATGGCTGCAAAATCTCGGCCAGACTCACAATCATCTAGCTTCTTTGCCATAGTTATCTGCAATGCTTTATAGATGTCATACCGACTGCCCTCTCTGCAAATAGTAACTAGTTTCTTGGCCATCAAGACCTCCTTTCAGGCTCACTTTACTGTGGAAAATTTGAGGGTTCGCTATATTCTGACTATGCCAAGGGGCGTCTTTTTGGGGCTGTGGGAGGGTGTACCCCCCTACCACAGACGCGTTCTTACAATAGGTAGTGCATTACCCTTAAGCTCGTCCATCATGCGGTTACCG